ATCAAACGGTGCACGAATCTCTCTTTAGTATATATCCGAAGCCTCTCCTGTAGATGACGGTAGGTGTGATTGTCATATTTCTTGTAACGAAGATCATCTGAAATATCATAGATCACGACATTTTCTTTTGTTTCGCTCTTTCTCAGTCCTCTACCTATAGATTGAAGAACGCGAATCACGGATTTAGATGGAGAGGCAAAAATAATATTATGAATATTCCGGATATTGATACCTGTACTTGTCGTGCCATAACTCGCCACCATTATGGAATTATCATCTTTATCAACAATTTTTCTAATTTGCTCGCGCATTTCCGTCTCTGTCTTTCCATAAATGAAATAGATATTTTTGCTTGAGCCCTCAAGCATTTTGAAAAGAGGCTTACCTTGTTTTTCGACATAATTGAACAGAATGAGTGTGTTCCCCTTCAGCTTCTCGGCAAGTTGCACGATGAACTTGTTTCTTCTCTCGTCCGTGACAATCCATTCAATTTCTTCCTGATAGGTTCGCCTTTTGAGGGCAGCACGATCTGTGTCGGAATGGTTAATACAGAGACACTCAACCTTGAGTTCAGACAAGATGTTTTTATCAATGAGATCTTTGGTGCTAGTTACCTTATAGACTGGACCGAACAAACCCTCAATTATTAATTTGTGGACATATACACTGTCCAACGTTCCCGTGGTGCCAATCCTATAGGGACAATCTTTTAATTTCGTCATCAATGCGACCAACGATTGACTCCGATATTGATGACACTCGTCTCCAAATACGGCGGAAAATTGATCGTACCATTCTTTTGGTTCGCGAAAGATGCTCTGCCATGTTGATATCACAACTCTTTTTGCAGTTTCCTTGCTCCTCCCTGCATATATTCCATGACAATTTTTGTCTGCTCTCCATTTCGTATTCTTTGAGTATTCTGCGAAGTCTGACATCATCTGTTGAACCAAACCAGTTGTTGGCACAATTATCAGTATTTTCTTTTCCTTTGGCAATGTCTCCAAATAATATCTCATTAAAGAATATATTATCATGCTTTTTCCAGAGCCAGTCGGTGATAACAATAAACACCGTTTTTTTCTGATTGCCTGATGTATTGCATTTGTTTGATAATCGTGAACTTTTACGGGTTCTCCCCTTACATGAGGACGAACATGTTCTTGAATGAATTTGCATAGGTGTTCTCGCGATAAATTATTTTCTTCTTCCTTGAAACCATCTACTGAATAATTACGATCTTTACAAAATTTGATCACATAATCAATCAATCCACGATACATTGTATGCTTGTGCGTATTCAATAAATTAATCCTGCCGTTCCACACACGATTTTTATAAGCAGGCATGAATTTATGATTTGGCACTTCAAAACTGAAGAACTGGCTCATTTCCTTAATTACGGATTTTTCCGCATTCAAGCGAATGAATACGGAATCTACCGCTTCAATGTTCACATGTTCCATATTAATATTTATTGACCGTTTGTGAACTTTTGCCAATCTATTGCAGAACGAATGGACCATTGACGGTTGGATATGACTTTCACAACATTTTCAATATAATCCACTAAATGACATATTTCATTATATTTTGATTGTTTTTCCATTATATCTTTATCGGCATCAATCAATCTGTCTAAATCATTTCTTAATACATTCAATTCAAAAGCTTCCCATCCTCTGGAAGCCAATTCTTCCTCTGACATTTTTCCTGTATAGTACAACCATTTGTCCTTATACAAGACTTTTAATTCATTATTTATTTTTTCTTTCTTATTTTTCAACCTCAACAACACCATTAAATATTTGTTGTGAAGTTGTGGTGTTCTGAGCGATTCACCATCAAGATTTGTTTCATCCAATTGTAAATCAATTTCAATTTCTTTTAAGTTCAATTCCATGATATAAATTCCTTAAAAACAAGTAGTTCCAGAAAATCCAGCATACGGAACATGACACACTGTGTAATATGAATAAGCAAAATTCACATTACAGGTTATGGGCTCAGTTGAAACATTTTGCGAACTGAAATTTATTCCACCGAGACTTTTCGGAAAAACATATTTAAAATTTACTTGGAGTATGGGAGAATAAGTTCCATTTGTTATCAATAATGTTGCATCAGAAAATACACCTTCAGGATTTGAAGGACTGTAAGGTAAATTTGTATTATCATCTACCATGTTTCCTATACCACGCAACCAAACATAAATTTCCCTCCAGTTTTCCATATTTGCATTTACAAGAAAAGAAACCTGAAGATCATCAAAATAATAATTTGTAGCTGGTATTTTTGGATATGTTCCTAGATTTGATGGTTGGTTCAACACTCTTGTGTTGATCATAGGAAGATTTGCTGACTGCACGAAATGTGTAAATGTCGGTATTCGGCTCAGAGAGAAAAAGAAATAATTTGATGCCAGAAAATTGGGATTATCTGGTCCATTCAGTACTGTATTGGTATTACATGAAACCATACAAATATGTATGGCAAAAGAAAAGGGGGAGCATTTCTGCTCCCCCTCATCTTTCTCCTAAGAATTATCTATTATGAGATCTGGAGACCGGCGGTTACGCCGATGCCGTGGAGATTATCAATCTTGAGAAGACGGTAGTACTGATTACCAGTGGTAGCAGTACCGACATTCTTGAGATCAACATCTTCGGCGAATGGATTAGCAACCATTCCGTAACGAGTCTTGAAGCCAATCTTCGGTTGGAAGGTGTCTTGACCGACTGCACGGAACATTTGTAGTGGGACGTATGGGCAGTAGAACATACCTGCGTCATAAGCCACTTGGCCCTTGTATCCGACGAGAGCGAAGTTAACGCCGACTGGAGCGTATGGATCAATGAAGACGCGGAACTTGCCGTTAAGAACACCAGCGAAAACGTTGCCGGTATCGTCAACTTCAAGGTTGACATTCAATGCCGGGCTGATGTTGAGGTATCCACCCATGGCGAGAGCTGAGGCAACGTCTGATGAGCAGACGATGAAGTTGCCCTTACCACGGCGAGTTTCCTTGGCAATCACGTTGGCTTCACGCTCAAGTTGGAACATGAGACCACGGAAACGTTCTGCTGACCAACGACCGTCTGAGTCATAGACGAGATCGTAAGTACCGGCAGTCTTGAGATCCGGTGACTTACCGCCTTGCTTGGCTGAACGATAGATCTGGAAGAGAACCTCACGATTGATTTCGTGAAGAATTTCTTGCGAGAGAATGTTAGCCAATTCAGTTTCGGCATCAAGACCGTGAACAGCCTTGAGGTCTTGAGCAAGCTCAGTGGTGTATTCAGCCTTTAGAGCGCGGCTGCGGGCTTCCACAGCAAGACGTTCAATGGTGAATGACATCTCTTGGAACTTGGGCTTGTTGGTATCACCGAGTGATTCGGCTTCAGAAGTCAACATGCCACGGAAAGCTTCCCAGTGAGCAAGAGTGGTTCCGACAGTGTAGCTGCTTGCCGCACCATTGGTGATACCACGAATGGCGAACGGATCAATGTTATTTTGTTCAAACACAGCTGCGCCGGTAATTCCACCGATGCTGCTATCGCCGAAGCTATTACCACGACCTGAGAACGGTGCATATGGTTGTTGGAAGAGAGCTTCGTTCTTCTGGCGATTGCTGAGAATGCCATCGGTAACGCTTTGACCACTTGTGAAATCGCTTTGCTTGCCATAGCGTGAACGCATGGCGAAGATGAGTCCGGTCGGAGCGGTCATTGGCTGAACGCCTGCGATGTCGTAGGCGATCAAGTTAGGCATTGCACGACGAACGAGGCTGATGAGCACGGGGCTGTAACCAGCGAGAGCGTTGTTTGCTGAGCCAACTTGCGGATTGAGGAATGCGCCACCCATTTCATTGCCGTATTCGGCAAGGAATTGTTCCTTGAGAGCCTTCTCTTGGTTCTCAAGAAGAACGGCGGTGCAACGTTTACGGTGATAATCACCGATGTTGGGGAGAGCGTCGTGTTCAAGCACGGGCTCCCATTTTTCGACTAAAGTGTCGTATGGTGTAGTATCTGCGAAGTCCATTTTTTCTCCTTTATTAAATTATAGACTTGTTTTCTTTGCTTGACGGCTAATGGCGGATAGGTATACGCCCATAGTGTCATTCGGTTGTAAAATTCGTTTATCGGTAGTTTCTTCAAGAGATTCAACAGTTTCACGCATGTCGGATGAAACTGGTTTGAAATAGCTTTCTTTCAGAATATTGAGTTTTTCTGCATATTGTTCAACAGTGTCATATTGAAGACCTTCAGCGAGTGAAGCCAGCTTTTCAATTTGAACATCAGTCAGGCCATCGGTAGCTTCCAGGAATACTATGCCACATTGTTGCTCAACGAGAGCTTTTTGAAGCATAATATTTTCTTCAATTTTTTCATTTAGTTCTTTTTCAAGTTGTTCGTTTGAACTATTGAGATTTTCAAGGATGTCATTCTTTCCTTCTGGAACAGAAACATAGTGAGTTTCAAAGAGTTCCTTGAGACCACCAAGGAAGGATTCTGCAATATCCATGCGAATTCCTTCTTCAAGTGCGAGTTTATTCTCAGTCATCCATTCCTCAACAACATAATTCAAATAATCATCAAGTTTTTGTGAAAGCCCTTCTGCAATGGTTTGAACTTCTTCTTCCAATGTTGAATTGGCTTCTTCCATGAGAGCCTCTGCAATAACATTGACTCTTTCATTTACTGCGGCT